TTAATATCTAAGCAACATTCATCTTCCTTTATAGGTATATCTGTTATTTTGTCTAATTCATTAAAGCAATCGCTAAATTCTTCCATTTTATGTGTTTAAATATATAAGAATAAATAATTCAAATTTATAATATGATTATAGAATATATTCAAGGAATATATTGTTGTGATGTCAAAACTTCTTATGACAAATCAATATATCAAAAATATAGTATTGATTTAATCATCCACTGTACCAAAGATTACCAATTCATAGATATTAAAGATATAAAAAAATTAAGAATACCAATAAGTGAAGAATTAAATTATCATACAGATATACCTTTATTAAAATTAAATTTAGAAAAAATATTAAGTTATATTAATAATAATTTTATAGACTATAACATTTTACTTGTATGTTATGATGGTAATAAAATATCACCTTTAATAGTTGGATTATTCATAAATAAATATGGTAATATACATATTAATTTAATTAAAGATATCATTAAATCAAAAAATAATAATTTTTTAATTGATTTTAATTTAAATATATTTATTCAATAATATTCCATTTTAATTTATTATCATTTATAAGGTCATTCCTAGGTTCCGGGTCTTCTATAAATCCAAATCGCAAAACGTTATACTTTTCTAACATATTGGTGTGTTTTTTACACATGTTATTACAAACTATTGTATTTGAACACTGTCCTCCATAACTATTATTCCATAATCTAGCATGACATTTATCTTGTTTATCTTTAAACATACTACGATTTATATACTTTTTATTTACCTTTGTAAATTCTATATTATCCATATATAAATCGGTATACTTATTAATAAGTAATTCATAATCTTTGATATCCATATTGAGGTCTAAACTTTCATACATTACCAACAAGTCTTTAATTATATTATCTTTCAAGGATTGTTGAATTAATTTCTTCAATAATTCCTTCATTGATGATACTTTGAATAATTTTATTCAAAGTATCTTTAACAATAAGGTTATCAATGTCTATTGTGTCAATATAATTAATGACACTTATTTTTATATCTTCTATAATTTTTTTATCTATATTATCAAATTTATTATGTAAATATAAAGCCAAGTAATCAATTTTTATAACTTTTGGTTTTTCTGGTTTTATTTTACTTGGGTTGGCTAATAATCTCATATATATATCTTCAATGGTTTTCATATTATATTTATTATTGGTATATAACTATCTTTATAATCTATATATTTTATTTTATATAGTATTATATTTAAGTCTTTATTATTTAATAATTTATCAGTATACTTCTTAGATATTATATATTTTCCTTCGTTATCCCCCCTTAATAAAACAAACTTAGGAATTTGATGTTTAATATATGTTTCTAATGCTTTCAGGATATTCAATACATTATTATCTTTAATATATATATAATACTTATTGTTATTTATAGAAATTTTATCATATGTTATTTTTAATGAAATGCCGACTGTTTTTATATAACTGGTATTGTATAAAATTTTATAAAAATTATATTTTTTATTATAGGAGAATGATATGTTATTGTTATTATTGCTTTTACTTACTAGAAACATTAATAATTCTGTTATAAAAAATATTATATTTAAACATAATTGTTATACAATTTATCATGTATACTAAAATAATAGATAATTTAACAAAATTATGCAATTATAAGAATCATTCTAATATTATATTATATGGTCATCCTAATATTGATAAATTTAATATTTTATTAGAAGTTTTAAACAATGTATATACCATGATTAAAGAAGTTAGGGTAAATGACGGTTTAATAGAATATTGTAAAAATAATATATATTATAAATTCGATTGTAATTATATTAAATATAAAAATAAAATATCTTGGTTAAATTTTTTAAAAAGTATAATTACAACAGATAACCATTATACAGATAATAATAAAATAGTCATATTGTATAACTTTCATAATTTATCTAGAAGTATACAGAATATTTTAAAAGTATTAATAGAAAAGAATAGTCATATTAAATTTATAGTTATTTCAGATACAATAAATGATGCGATTGAAGCAATTAGAAGTAGATTTATATGTATCCGTATCCCATTAATTGATCCATATAGTAAATGGAAATTGATTAAAACTGAAGATATTACCATAGATGAATTTATAAAACATAAGCATAATAATTTAGATTTTATAAAATTATTAATAGATATTGATGACGTTAGACACTATTCCATCATAGATTATATTGTATACAATATAATTCTAATTATTAAAAATTATAAAAATAATAAAACCTTGATAGATATAAAAAAAATAATATATCTACTTGTAACAATTGGGATACCTCATATAGTTTTTATGCAATCATTACTAAGCAAATTATTAGAAGATCATACAATTATTGGTAAAGAAAAAAATAATTTAGTAAAATTATTTTGTGAGGTAGATATATTATATATAAATTCTTATTATAAAGTTATACATTATGAATATTTAATTATGAATATAATTAATATAATAAAAATAAGATAACTATTATATATATGGACAACCGAATAACAAACGACAGTAAAGCAACCATTAAAAGATTTTTAGGTGATTATAATATTAAAGATTCAAAATATCTTAAAAAATTATATAGTTACCTTAACAATAATTATACAAAAGATAATGTTGATTATAAATCAGAGACAACGGAAAATATAAATTATATACATGTGGAAAATCCGTATATATCTAAAAATATATTGAATCATATTAAACATTTAAAAAATAGAACCCAAGTAGAATTTAATATTAGAGTATCAGTTATATCATTAGATATATATCACAATGAAAAAAATATTAATAAATTTTTAGTAGAAATAACTAAATATATTAAATATATGTATGACTTAACAAATTATAAAAAAAATATTAAATTTATATATTATTTAACAAATTGTAAAAAAACTGTTAAAAAACAAAAGAACCATATATTTACAGTAGATGAAATAAATTCGGGTTCTTCTTCTACCAATGGCATAATAACAATTTGGAGAAAGGAAGAAGTATTAAAAACAACATTACATGAACTAATACATCAAATGGATTTGGATTATAGATCAGACAATATAGAAATAATAAATTATTATAAAACTAATTATAGATGTTCATCTGATAATATGAATACTTATGAAGGTTATACTGATTTTTGGGCTATAATAATTAATATATTCTTATGTAGTAAATTATTAAATAATCCATATGATTTCTTCAAAGAAATGTTAAATGTAGAAATAGCATACACACTATATCAATGTCAGAAAATTATATATGTATGTCAAAAAAATCCCGAATGGACTGATTATAATAAACATACAAATATAATAGCTTACTATTTTATTAAATGTAGTTTATTTCTATCATTGAATAAATCTTTACAATTTTTTATAGATAATAATCATAATATATTTAAGATTAAAGATATCAATAAATATTTTAAATATTTAGAAACATTGCCTTTAATAAAACCTAATAATCGTAGATTTAATAAAAGCTTTATCAATAGCATGAGAATGTCAGTTTGTGATATTGAATTATTTTAAGATATTTTTGGACCATACATTGAATAATCTGTATATTTATCTTCCTTGTATTTATCATAATTTGTAATAAACATATTACTTAGTTTTTTAGATTCAATTAAAAATTGTTTTTCATCTTTCCAAATATTTTTAGGATTTAAAAAATTTGAGGGAACACCTTTTATTTCTTTTGGAATTTTAAAATTAAAAATATCATCTGTTTCATAATCATCTTTTATATTATCATTTAAGATAGCATCTATACAACTCCGAGTATGTTTAATACTTATTCTTTCACCAATCCCCACACCCCCTCCAACCCATCCAGTATTTACTAAAAAAACTTTACAATCATGTGTTTCTATTTTAGTTTTTAATAAATCGGCATAAACAGTTGGGTGTAATGTTAAGAATGCTTCACCAAAACAAGCTGAAAAAACGGCTTGTGGTTCATGAATACCTCTTTCTGTTCCAGATAACTTGGCTGTATATCCAGACAAAAAATGATACATCGCTTGTCCTTTAGATAATTTGCTAATTGGTGGTAATATTCCATAAGCATCGCATGTTAAAAATATTATATGCTTGGGATGACTTGATATTTGTGGTTTATGCCAATTCGGTATATGATTAATTGGATAACTCACTCTACCATTCTGAGTTTTGGAAATATCATAATAATCTGGCGAACCATCTTTATTCTGAAATACATTTTCTAATAAAGCATTTTTTTTTATTGCTTTATATATATCTGGTTCATTATATTCAGATAAATCTATTGTTTTAGCATAGCATCCGCCTTCTAAATTAAATATCCCATCATTATCCCATCCATGCTCATCATCTCCAATCAGATATCTATTTGGATCGGCTGATAAAGTTGTTTTACCTGTCCCACTTAAACCAAAAAATAAAGCACTATTCCCATCTTTTGATACATTTGCCGAACAATGCATTGACATAATACCTTTTAAAGGCAACCAATAATTCATTAAACTAAATATTCCTTTTTTATTTTCTCCACCATACCAAGTTCCTAATATAACCGCTACTTTTTTTTCTATGTTAAATGCTATGGCAACGTCGGAATTTAAACCTTGTTTTTTCCAATTATTATTTACAATAGAACACGCATTTATAATTGTAAAGTCTGGATTAAAATTAGTCATATTTAATTTATTTTCCGGTTTAATAAACATATTTGATACAAAATGGTGTTGCCATGCTAATTCGTGGATAAATCTTACTTTTTTTTTAGATGTTTCACTAGCACCACAATAACCATCAAATATATAAATATTATCTATTTTATTAAAGTGGTCTATAGATTTTTTATATAAATCATCAAAAATTTTTGGCGATATTGATTTATTAACATCACCCCACCATATATTATTATTAGAATCTGAGTTAATATTTTTAACTATCCATTTGTCTTTTGGAGATCTACCGGTAAATATTCCAGTATCAATGCCATATGTTACCATATTTTTAGTTTTAAAAACAGATCCTTCTTTATTTTTACACTCGTGTTCATAAATTTTTGGATATGTTAAATTATAAAATATATTATTTGCATTTACTATGCCATATTTTTTTAATCCATTATTTAAAACTTCATCTTTTATTTCATTTTTAAGACCTTGACCTGCCTTGTCTTCCCAGATTGAGTCCGCGGTGGGGGGTGTGTTTGCGACACCGTCGAATTTCCACCACGCGAATCGGTGGTATTTCATAGAATGCAAACCCGATATTATGCGCGATGTTTTCCGCGTGACTGTTGTTAATTTAGTTAAAAGCATTATGTATATATATATATTATTTTTTTTACTTAAAAACATAATATTATCATTGAATAAATCTTTAAAATTTTTTATAGATAATAATCATGATATATTTAAGATTAAAGATACTGAAAAATATTTTAAATACTTAGAAACATTGCCTTTAATAAAACCAAATAACCG